GGTATTAGCGTCTCGTATAAACGCCATTGGTGACCGTAGCGGCGTTTCCTGAGACGCTAATACCCCAGGTGCCACTTGCACCCGTGCCGTCTGCCTTGGGCGCTCCTACGGTGCTGTAATCAATCGTACGGGCCGCTGATCCGTTAAAAGTCGTGCCAGAGGCTGCGCCCCCCGTGGTTGCGAACGTCACCGCGTTGGTGGTCGTCCCACCACCTGCTGCAGCGTAGGTCTTAAGCTGAGAGCCAGTTACCTTGAAGGTCGTGGCGCCCTGGACGGTGACAAAGAGGTCACCGTCCGATATCGCTGAGCCGGACGATAGCTCTGATATCTTGACTGAAGGCATCTTTACTCAACCATGGCCTTAAGCGATGCAAGCTTGGCTTCAAACTCAAAGCGCTTGGCCTCTGCCACCTGCTCAAGGCGAGCAAGGTTTTCAGCGCGCTGGGTAAGCTCTGCTTCCTTGGCCAAAAACGCCTCAAGCGCACGAGCATTTTGCTCGGCGTCTGAGCGCACCCGTGCAGTGTCATTGTCCAGCTCTTCACGACGCTCGGCCATCCAGGTGTCGAACGCTTCACGCTCACGCTTGGCTGCGCGTGCCACTGCCTCGGACTCTTCGACCTGGCGGCTAGCCCTAGCGGCTTGCTCGCGCGCCTGCGCTTCTCGCGAAGCCAGCAATGCACGCGCATGGTCGACTTCCTGCATGGCCTTGTCGGCTTGGGCCTTGACAACTTCAGCAGCCTGGCGCTCGGCCGCAGCAGCGTCCTGAGCCTGCTTGATCTGCTCAAGCGAAGCCTTCAGGCTTGCCGGGTCCTTGATGATCTCGAAGATCGTCAGCAGGTTGAAAGCCGCATTGACTTCAACCGCGTGGGGGGTCACGTTAATCATGATTCACTCCTCTAACTTGACGCGATGACCGCGACTTTGTGTCCGGGCACAACGCCCAAGTACTCGGTGTTTCCAGCCGCCATACGCATCGATGTCGACGTAGCGGTCGGGTTAAAACCAAACAGAACGCGACAATTCGCGTCGGTATGAATGCGGATAAAGCGCGTGGCATCTGAGAACGCTGCAGACTGGGTTGACGAGGCGCCAACCGCCACTTGCTGGTGCGCAACCCACGGCATTTGGCCTGCCATCACCTGCGCGCCAGGGCCGCTGCGTGAGAGCTCAACAAACTCGGTGACCTCAAGCGTAGCCATTAAATCCCTGCCCCAGTGCGTACGCGAAGCGCTGCCTCGGCGTTAAAGATCTGGCGCGCGTTGTCGATCTTGAGCGACTCAAGACGCTCGCGTGCGGCTAACTCCTCGCGGGTGAGCTGCGCATCCTGATCAAGCTTGACCAGCGTCATGTCGCGATTCAGCGATGCCTCGGTCATTGCAATCTCGTACTCAGCCTGCTCGCGCTGCTTGTTGTACTCGACTTGCGTAGCCTGCAGTGCGCGCGCTTCCTTAACGTCCGCAAGCCGCGCCATGTCAACCTCGGCCTTAATCTGAGCGGCTGCAATCCGAGGATCATCCGGTGCGCCTTGCTGGGCTTGAGCCTGCATCTCTTGCGCGACCTGGTCTTCGGGCTTGAGCAGCGACTCGGGGTCGATCTTGAACGCCTTAAGAATGGCCTTAATCTCTTCGCGCTCGTTTAGGTGCGGGATATAACGCGGGTTGTTTGTGATGGCTGCAAGGTTTAAGAGCGCTTGGTTTTGGATGTCGCGCTCCACCAATGCGGTTGAGCCGCGTGCGTCGATCTCAAAGTCACCCTTGATTGCAGGATCAGGGTCGTTGGCCATCTTCCAGTCGTAGTAGCGCTCAAGGTGAGGCTTGGTGATGTTGTCGTCGTAAAGCTTCACGCGCTGGCGCAGCACGCTATTGGCATTGTTATAAAGCATGACCATGCCACCGACTGTTTCGGGCGCGGACCCCTTCTCGCCGCCCATGAGTTGCGGCATCCCGGTCTCCATGTCTGCGTACTGCATCGCGGTGTTAGCGATTGCCAAGAGCTCCTCAAGGTGCGAGGCAAACTCAAACGTGGTCATCGCTGCGCGGACGTCATCAAGGTCGTCTTTCGCAAGCCAGATCTTGTTGGGCGTGATTTCGTAGCTGCCGTTTTGAGGGATGATCATGCCCTTCTTGATCACGATCTGACCGCCCAGCGACACGCGCCCGTTATCCATGACCTGGCGCCAGGCGGAGTTCACAACCCGCTGCTGGTGCTCGAGCTCGTCAGGCAGCCCATAGCCAAAGGGTGAGTCGTCGCGCTTTCTCCAGCACCACACGTCAACCGGCAACTTCTTGTCCGGCACCCATGAGTCCATGGCGCCAATGACCTTGTCGTTGACAATAACCAGCACGCCAAACTCAACGTCGGTCAACGGGTCGCCCGTGCGGCTTGAGAGCATCTCCATCTCTTCGGGCTCGATCTCCCCGTGGTAGGTCCACATCTCATAGGCATCTTCGCGCACCATGTCGCGCACGATCCGGCCCTCGGCTACGCGCAGCCGCTTGGGGTCAGAGCGCAGCACTTCGCGAATGGCTTCGGCGTCATACCCTGGCAGTCCCACAAGCTGGCGCAACTGCTTGCGCGTCACCATGCGACGCACAAAAAACCCGCGGCCAGTCTGGTGGTCGTTGCCGCAAGACGGGTCAAAGAACACATCCCATGGGTCTAGGCGCTCGGAGGCCGGCACCACTGACTCGTTGATCATCAACACCTGCGTGCCGTCTGGCTGAGGCAGCCAAACTTTGCTGCTTTGGCGCGCAGGAAACGGTCCGTACATAACCATCGTGCCCAGGCGCACGCCATCTTCGATGCCTTTGCGGCTTTCGCCGTTGAAGTGGCACTCGGTCAGGCTGTCATCGATTGAGCGCTCCATGCCATTGCAAGCCTCTTTAGCGGCCTCCATGATGGCCTGCGCTTCGTCGTTTGCAGTTAGCCCTGTGGGCTGACCCGTCATCGGATTGACCGTCGGCGTGTTGTTGCCGACCATGGTCGCAAGCTCGGGCAGCGGTGTGGGCTTGAGCCCCCAGTTGCGGTCGTCGACTGGGAAAAGAATCTCGCACATGCGCGCGACAGCCTGGTCGACCTTCGGGCGCACGATGTTGATCACAACGCGCGAGCGGTTACCGTCTTGCGCTTTGCGTGCCGGAGGCCCGTTGCGCAGCGTGTCTTCAAGCTCGTTGGGCGTGTTGATGTTGTCGCCGTAGTAGAGGTCCGTGTTCTTGCGCCAGCGCTTTTCAACATCCGTGATCGTTGCCCTAGCCTGCACCCATTTATCGCGCATCTGCGTGAACATCGCATAGAGCCGGTCAAGCTCTTGGCGCTGCATGCTTTCGAACTCGTCCTTACCAATAAAACGATCTCCGATCTGGTAAGCAACTTCTTCCGGTAGATCGCTTGGGTTCATGTCAATACCCCGTGACTTCGTCTAAAGCGGCCCACGCTACGTTCACCGCAGCGGGCACAACCCAGTCGTCGGTTTTTCTGACCGGATAAGCAAAGGTGAGCGCAAGCGAATCAGCCCGGTCAGGCGACTTAACGCCACGCTTTTTGGCGTCGTCTTTGCTCTCAATGAGCAAGGAACCGCCGCGATAGCTGTACTGCAGCGCAGTCAGGTCGGTGATCAAGTCGTTATCGTTTGGGATGGAGGCTCCCGCCTTGAGCCACTCGCGCATGTCGCGCCACATGCGTGCGCGTAGGTTGTAGTTCTGTCCGTCGTCCGTGCGCAAGGCAGCGTTGACATCGACCACCATGTCGCCAAAGTCACGCCGTAGCATGTCGGCCACGCCGGCACCGATCCCGATCGTGTCCACCGCAATCTGAGCAACATCGCCAAGCTGCGCGCGGATCTCGTCCTTGGCGCGCCCTGCAACGTCCACAACGTCGAGCTTGCCCGCCACGACCTGGCGCAGCACCACCCTGCCCTGGCGAAACGTAAAGACGGTCTTGTCGTTACCAAACCTTGCCACGTCGATGCCCATGATGACAGGGCCATTGGCAATCAGATCTGCCGGGCCCTTGCGGGCTGCGGCCTGCACGATGTCGGAGCTGATAAACGCATTGGAGACCGATGCGGTGTAGCTGCGGTCAATCTCCTGGGCAATGACCACGGGGTCAAGCTTGCCCTTTTGTTCCTCGTACCAGAGCTCGTCCTTGCGCGGGTCGTCTCGCCAGTCGAAGATAAACTTTGGAGTCTTGCCGTCGTGCGCCTTGCGGTAAAACGGGTTGCCCGCACCGTTGGGCGTGGAGACGTAAATCCGGCAGTTGGAGGTCTGCGAAAGCGCAGCGTCTGCGGCATCCGGCCGCTCGAGAAACGCTGCCTCGTCAATGAAGTAGATCGACGTGCGGTTACCGCGCCCGATATTATCCCCGGCCTCGCCAACGATAAACGAGCCGGACTCGGGGTTCTGGATCTTCATGAAGGGGGCGTGCTTGGTCACGTCCCAGTTTTGTGGCTGAAACTCGCTGGGCAGCATGTCGACGAACTGGCGCACCTTCCAGAAAAGGCTCGCCGGGTTGCCGATCTGGTCAACGTAGTCCTCTTTGCGCGATCCGAACCCCACAACCGTGCCCTGTTTGAAGAGCATCATCCACGAGGCGAACGCCACGCACAGCCAAGACACGCCTGCGTCTCGGCTTTTTTCAACAACGCCGTCTTGGCGCTGCAGCCAGCGGGCTAACAACCAGTCAATAAACTCGCGCTGTTTGGGAAACAGCACAAAGGGAACAACCGTGCGCAGGCCACGCTCGGCTAGCCGGGGGTCAAAGGTCATGCCCCAATCATTGACAAAATCAGCCGGTTGCCCAGCGTAGTAATCGAGCAAGCGGGCGACGATCTCTGGCTGATCCCGCATGCGCTGCAAGCGCTCGACGCGGATCTTAAAGACCGCTTCGTAGTCGGGATGCTTCCAGTTAAAACCTTCCATCACTTGCCTTTAATCAAGCGCTCGTAGGCCTGCTCAGCGGTCAGCGACAGGTCTGCTTTGATCTCAAGCGCACCACCGTCTTTACCGGTCAGCTCAAGCTTGCTCGTGTCGCCCCAACGCTTGGCATTGAGCTTGGCCGCCATCTTGAGATTCGTATCAATGGCGACCTTGTAGCCCGATGGGTCGCCGCACTGGGCGGCTTTCTTGGCGTAATCAATCGCTTGCTCGGCAAGAAAATCGGCGCGCATATCCAATGCACTGGCGTAAAGCGCCGCCGTCTCTTCGGCGAATCGCAAAATGTAGTGAATGCTGGCTCCGGTGCATGGAAAGGGCAGCGATTTTGCAATCGCATCAAACGACTCGCCTTCGATGTATCGATTCAGGATTGACTCCGATTGCTCAAGCACCTGCGTGCGCAGCGCGTCGCGTGCGGCAAGCTTGACTTCATTGGCGGGCGACGTTTTGCGCGGCGGCGGCCGATCTCGTTTGTGTCCCGTTTTACTCACCACTTCACCTTGTTTGCCCAATATGCTGCCGACGTTTTGCCTTTTTCAATGTTCTTTGCATGGCGCGCTTTAAACGCTTTGTTGCGCTTTGTGCCATCGGGAGAGCCCTTCACGCCTTGCTGCCCAAAGCGGACCAGTCTTGTCTTTCCATCCACTTTGACCAGCACCGCGTGCGACTTTTCGGGATGGCCTGGCGTTCGTTTGGGCTGGTCATAACCCGAAAACTCCATGCCCCGGTAAATAATCCCCATTACTTTTTTGCAGTCTTTGCTGAGTCACGAAAAGCTTGCGCAGTGGGAGCGCCAGGCGAGCCAGGCTTGCGCATGCGTTCGCCCGATCCTTGAGCAATTCGCTCGCGCTTGGCTTGGATGTTGGCGTAAAGCCCCGGCTGCGCTGCCCGATTGATGATGCCCTTCATGCTCACCTTATAGCCCGGACCTCAGCCTTCTTCGCCAGCCGGGAGACGGGCGGCGGGCTCCGATGGCCGGGTCCAAGGAAAAAAAGGCCGGCACGCAGCCGGCTGAACAGGAGTTTTTGGTCGATCCGCTGGGCGGAATAACCCGCGCAGATAATAGCATTGTGATATCTCAGTCGTCAATCGTCAGGCGAATGCGCTTTAGGCCGTCGCGCGTCTCAACGGCCAAGTGGCGAAGCGCCGCCTCAACCACGCTTCGGTTGGAATCAAATTCCCACTGATTGCGCAAGTAAATCAGCGCGGCGCCGGCTGGCGCCGACAGCTTGACATGCACAAACTGAAAGCCTTGTTTGGCCCGGTAGCGGCGTTGCGCCTCGGCGTTGCGCTGCCTGCGCAACTCCACGACGTAGGCCGCGTACTCGGCCTCGGTCATGGTTCTTCCCAGCTCAGATTCCAACTTCTGTTTCTTGGTCATACGTCACCGTTGTTGTATCACCGAGCCGCCACTTGGCGGTGTTCTCAACCCTGTAGGTGCGCGTACACACCAGGTAGTCGGGCTGTTGCATTGCCTGGGGCGTCAGGGATGGATCAAAAAAAGTACACCGATTGTTTGGCTGCAGCCCAAACTGGCCGTTGTCCAGGCGCAAGAGGTTGAAGCTCTTGTGCTCGTCCATCGACTCAGCAAAGCCAAAGTCGGGGATGCGCGGATCGGGGTTGCAGTTATCCAACGCGAACATGTACTCGCCCGCGTGCTGCTTCTTGTCCTTTCCAAAGAACTCGCAGCGCAAGCCGGCGAGCAGCGGCTTGTGGATCAGCTCAACGTGGTAGCTCATCGCATCCCAGATCTGCAGCATGTCAAGCGGCAGTAGCTCGTCATTGGCAGCGTCTGCGCGCCACAAAAAAGCGCTGATTGGAAGCTTGTCAAACAGCGCGCCGGTCCGCGGAATATACGTCTCAAATCG